GGTCACGGCTCAGGCTCGTCGAGTCCGCGTTCCAGATTATGAGGGACCGCCCCTCGGTCCTCCAGTCGATCGCGCCGCCGCCCACCATGCTGGAGAGCATGCTGTTGAGCGATGTTCCGAGTGAGTAGTAGAGCGTGTACACGTTCTTCCACGCCGCGTTGCCCGCGTCCTTGCCGGTGTCGAAGCCGGGGGTCAGCACGAGGCCGGCACCCTTGCGCGCCTTGTTCTCATCGAGGATCGTGCGCAGGATCGTGCCCGGATTCTTGCTCAAAAACGCGCGCTTGCCCTTGTTGTCCCCATCCGTGATCAGATGCGCGGTGTCGTTGTTGAGGATCTTGTTGGCCAGCCAACCCATGCTCTGGCAGGTGAGTGTCACCGTGTCCGACACGTCCTCCGCATTACGGGACCGGCCGATGAGCAGGAACCGGCAGTTATACGGTTCCGTCCACGCGCCCCCGTCGGATACTTCGAGTCCGATCTCGAGCCCCTGTTCGAGGCCGCGTTTGAGGATCCCGCCGCCGATGGCGCGACGCGAATAGGTGACCTTGAGCGCTCCGAGATCATTGTGGATGACCGACGCGTCGAACGCCAGGGGAGCCTGCAGGTTACCCAGTTTCGCCCCGTTCGGCAGATAGGCGACCAATCGGGCGTGCAGGGTTTTAGCCATGGAACCTCCTCGTACATATCAGGTATGCGGGGTGGCCGATAGTGGTCACCACCATGCGCGGCGCACGTGCGCGAGCAGCGACTCCGTGCTGCCGGTGATTTTCGACGTGAGCCGGTATGCGTTGGACACGGGATCGGGCCAGCATTGCAGCATGCCGGCGGCCGGATAATCCAAGCCGCCGGTCACGTCCGTGCCCGCCGGACTCCACTGGCTGTCGGACGCGGCCTGCCATGCGCGCGCATTACCCGCATCCAAAAACGTGTAGGCACTGCTGTTGGCGGTGCCCTGCCAGGTGACCCCAGTCCCGGTGACCGGATCCGAAACCGACACCGACGTAACGCCCTTCGGGCAGCGGATGATCGCATCCGTGATGGGAGCGTCCCCGAACATGCCGTCCGGGATCCCATCCGCCAACGGGATCAGCAGGCTTGGAGACGCGTTGGCCTCGCCCAGCCACATGGTCACGAAATCAGCCAACAACGATGGACTGTCGTTCTCCGCGTCCTGCCAGCGCGTCCAATACCGCTGGCTCCACTGGCGTGCGGACGGCCACAACACGCCGGTCGCGTTCGCCGGGATCGTCCGATCCAATGTGGTCGGGTCGCGCCACCACACGCCCGGCAGGGCGAACACCGCCGTGAACGGGGCCGCGATCCCGTTGTAAACGCCGGAATCATCAGCCTCGAACGAGGTGAGCTCCGCCTGAGCGACCTGCATGCTGCCGTCGAAGCTCCGTCCCAACGTGACGTTCGGAGCGGTGCACAGTCGGGCCAGTCGCTCCATGTCGCTGCGGTATGCGGCTCCGAACGTTTTGCATTTGATGCTCACCGATCGTTCCGGGAACGAGGGTGGCATCCCGTTGCTCACGCTGCCGTGCCGGCCCGGAACCGTGGTCACGGTGCGGGTGGGGGAGATCGCGGCCAGTAGGGTGGATCCCTGCTGGACCGAGCACAGGTTGTCGTCAATGCGTATCCCGTTGATGTAGTGAGAGATCGTCTCCATCAGTCACCCCTCATTGGATATGCCGGCGGCCTGTCTGTCCAGCGCGTTGTTGATCTTGATTGTTTCGGGCATCGCGACCGGATTGGTGATGTACTGGGTCACATACGTGTTGCCGAAATTGCTCATCTGCGGGGCTTTATAAAACGTTTCCCGCGGGATCTGACGACGGTTCATGGCAGCGTACAGGTCGGCGCCGTAATATTGGACGCTTTTATCGCTGGACACGAATTCGCCGGAACGAACACGTGCGTTGGCGAGCGTGACATTATCCTTTTGCATGGCCGTGGGGGCCTTTCCCGGGATCAGTCCCTCGACGACACGACCGCCGGACGCGTAGCCGCGCATCGCGAAACCGTTGCCGGTGTACGCGCCTCCGGTATAACCGAGAGGCCGCACGCCCACGCTGTCGTCATTAACGGTGCTGTTGCGGGTTATCAGATCCATCACCGAGGTTTTATGCTCGGGGATGCCGTAGATCAGGTCGAGCACGGTGGCGGCCTTGCTGATCGCGGCATCCGCCCCATACAGGGTGTATGTGGTGGACTTGTTGTTGGGGATGTTGTTGATTCCAGCTGTGACCTCATCGGCCTTGCCTCGGGCCAAACCGTATTTGTCGGCGAGGTTCGCGGCGTCCTGCGCGTTCATGCCGGCTGCCTGCGCGGCGCGAATGAACGCATCGCGGGCGGTGCCCAGCGACTCGTTGGCCCGGTCGGTGGCGGCCTTGAGGGTGTTCGCGTCGCCGGACGCCTGATAGTTGGCCTGTCCCTCCTCGAGGATCTTGGTGGCGGTTGCCTGCGCTTGGGATGCGATACCGTAGAGGGCCTGCATATTCTCGTTGCCCTTTTCGGTGTTGATGTCCAGTGCGGCGCCGTTCTGCACGATGCTGTCGGTGTTCTGCCGGATAGTATCGGCAAGCTGCGCCGACGCCTGATCTGCGGTCAGGGCGACTCCGGGGATCGTGAACAGGCTCTTGACCATGTTGTCGATCTCATCGGCCGCATCCTGAGCGGACGTAGCGTATCCATCCACGCTCTGCGCGTTCTGATCCGTCGAGGCTGCGGCTTCGCCGTTGGCCGCCGACACCTCGTCCAATGCCTGCGTCTTTTTTTGGACGTCCTTCGACGACTCCGTGTAGGCGGCGCTCTCCTCATCGAGGTAGCTTATGATGATGTTCGCGAGGTCGCGCTGCTTGCCTCCCTTGGAGATCATCTCGTCGGTGACCTGGTTGATTCGCCACATGGCTCCCGCGTTGCCTTGCGCGGCGAGGGCCATGTCGCTCATCTTGATGCCGACGTCATCGAGCAGATCCCCGAGTTTTTGATACCCGTAGTAGGCTTGTTCGATGCCGTCGGGGATGAGCCATGAGTTGTCGATCTTCGTGTTCGACAGGTTTTCGATGATCTGTTCGCTGGCGTCGCCGGTGGATTCCAACGCACTTTTGAGCGAGTCGGCCTTGGCTTTGGCGTCCTGCGCCTGCTTGGTCCATGCCATGAGCGCGGCGCCCGCGATGGTCAGGGCGATGCCCACGGGCCGCCCATCATGTCCACCAGACCGCTGCCGATGGTTTTCAACCCCTTGAGTGCAGTGCCGCTGCGCGTGGCTTGTCCGCTCAGGGACTGCAGGCCGGTACCGGCGCCAGTAAGCGCGGCTCCCAACTGGCTGAAACCGGTTTGCAGCTTAGGGCCAGCAGCGGTTAGACGCTGTATCGGGTCGAGCATTAAACTGAAAGACTTCGCCGTACTACTGCTGGACGCGTTCAGCGGGCCGAGCGCCTTGTGCAATGCGACCGACCCGCCGGCCAGCGCAGTGAACAGGACGATGCCCTGCTGTACGGGGGCGGGCAGCTGTCCAAAACCGTCGATCAGCAGATCCAATGTCTGCACGAGCGATCGCAGCGGCCCTTGGCCGCCTTCGCCCATCGAGATCATCAAGCTTTCGAACGAGCCGGACAGATTTTCGAGATCGCCCCGGAGATTGTCGTTCTTCGCGGCGGCTTGGTCGGCGGCGTAGCCGCTGTCGGAGACCGCGCTGGTCCACTTGCTGATGCCATCCTCGCCCTCGTTGTAGAGGACGTTGGCGGCGCGGATCGCGTCGTTGCCGAAGATGGTCGCGAGGGCGTTATTGCGCTGCTCCTGCGACAGTCCACTCATTTTGTCCTTGAGTTGGCCGGCGAGGTTAGCGAGACCCACGAAATTGCCTTGGGAATCATAGGCACTGATGCCCAGATCATCCATCAGGGTCTGAGCCTTCTTGGTGGGTTTGGCCAGGGCGATGAGCATGGTTTTGAGCGACGTGCCGGCGTCGGAGCCGATCATGCCAGCATTAGCGAAGCTGGTGAGGGTGCCGACGGTCTCCTCCATGCTGATGCCGAACGAGTTGGCGACCATGCCGGACTGTTGCAGCGCGTAGCCCAGATCATGCGCGGATCCCTGCGCCTTGCCGGCGCCGGCGGCCAGTGCGTCGGCCACTTTCGTGGCGTCCTTGCCGGTCAGGTTAAACTGCGCCATCGCGGAACTCATGAGTTCGGCTGCCTCGCCGACGGCCATACCGTCCGACGCGGCGAGATCCAACGCGCCGTTGAGACCACCGGAGAGGATATCCGTGGTGCTCATACCGGCCTTGCCGAGCTCGTTGATCGCGTCGGCGGACTCATCGGCACTGTAGACGGTTCTGGCGCCGGCGTCGATCGCTGCCTGCCGCAGCTGGTCCATCTCCTCGGCGCTTGCACCGGTATTGGCCTGCACGGTGCTCATCGACGCGTCGAAATCGGCGGCCATCTTGATCGCGGCGACGCCCAATGCGCCGGCGGCGAGTCCGGCTGCGGCAATACCGGTGGTCAGCAGCTTGGTCTTGCCTCCGGTCGCCTCCATCGTGGTCGCGGCCTTCTGGCTTTCGCCGGACACTTTGGCCATGCCGGCCGTGAAGTTGGACGTGTCCGCGAGCAGGCGGACGGTGATGTTGCGGTTCAGTCCGCCTGCCATATGAGCCTCCCGTTTATCGTGGTTTGATGCCGACCGTCAACGCGGCCAGCTTGTTGTCGTTCTCGCCCGCATGATCGCGTTTCCATTCGTCGACGGCGATGGAGCGCATGAGCGTGACCTGGCATACGCCGGCTTCGGCGGTCCAATGCGTCGGCGTCAGCTCGTCATGACAGACGCTGACGGGCATGCCGCACTCGGGACACAGCGTGTGCTCATAATCATCGAGGGCGAGCATCCAGTCACGTTCGGTCTCATCCCATTCGGGTTCCGGCGTGTAGCCTACGATGCGCCGGTGCGCGTCACGCTCCACGTGGTATGTCGGCTCCCAGCCGAGCCAGCGTTTGTAGCTGATGCCGAGCTGCCGGCAGATCCTCAGCTCGCGGACCGTCTGCGGATTATCCGCGAGGCTGATTCGAGTGCGTCTTTTGGGTCGATGAGCTTCGCGTTCAGGTCACGGATCGCATACCAAATGGGGGAAATCTGCCCATCGGACAGTTCCGTCATGACGTTCGCCAGATCCTCCACCGGGGTTTCCGGCACGGTCTTCACGACCATGCTCCGGATGGCGTCGGCACAGATGTCCTCGATGCGCTGCTTCGGGATCCCGTTCTCGGTGACGGTGTTCGCCTCGAGAACCTGACGCCACTTGGAGAGTGGCAGCGCCTCGAATGTGATGCGGATGGTCTGGTCCTTGACCTCATCGCGTAGCTGCACGATCTGCTTGGCTATGCGTTTCGCGGCGGCGTTGGCCCCTTCGGTGACATGCTGCGACACGGCACGCTGCAGGTCGTCCCCTAGGGCTGCGACCTGCTCGGCCTTTTCCTGGTCGAGGATCAGATCCACGTCCACGCGCTTGCGTTTCACTTCCAATGCCATGATGGTTCCCTTTCAATCAAAATGGTGTCTTCCCGTTCTCCATTTGAAAAATGGGGATCCGTGCGAGGCGAGAAAGGGAAGAAAAAAGACTCCCCGCACGGACGTATATGGGTCAGGCGCCGGACTGCGCGGCGGCGATCTCGGCGGTCTCGGACTCCCAGCCCGGAGCGCACGCGAACAGCGGAATATTGCTGCGGATCATCGTGTTCGCATCCGGGTTGATGACCGTCTTCTCGCCGCAGATCACACTCACGACGGTCAGCTTCTGGCCGGCCGCGAGTGCCGCGTCGGTGGCCATGCCTCGACGGCGCACGATGTACCCCTTGGCACCCTCGTGCATCAGGGTGACCGCCTCGTTGCCGTCCTGCTCGTGCTCGGTGTTGGTATTGTCGATCACCTCGATGCTGATGTCTCCGACGCTCTTGCGGCCCGGCGCTCCGAAATCCTGCGTGCTGTTCTCACGCTGGTCGCTTACGGTGTCCTGCGACGGGTCGAACGACCAGCCGCCGAGCATGACGTAGTTCGAGATGTCGGTGCCGGCCTCGAGTTCGGTCAGGGTCGGCGCCTTGATGTCGTTGATGGTCGGCACCCAGAGTGTGGTGATGTTGCCCTCGGCGGTCGTGCCGGGGATCTCGGTACCCAGTTTCAGGGCCATGATGTCTCCTTAAAACAGGAGCCCACACCCGGAATGGGCATGGGCTCTGGAAAAACGAAATTGTGAATAACTACGGTCGGCTCCACGTGAAGCGGAACCGGAGAACGCGCACCTGATAACGGCGCGCGGTGTCGTCGGCGGTCAATCCGGCGGCATACGCGCCGGAATCTTCGTACAGGGTGAGCTGACCCACCGTGTAGCCCGGTGGCCTGGAGGGGACCCGGTTGGCCAACGATGGAATGAGCATGTCGTCACACCATACGTTGACCGAATCGGCCGTGGTGGACACGGACCGCACCTCCAGCAGTCCGGAGTGGGCCGTGAAACGCATCGTCTCCGCCGCCACATGGCGGTCGGTGGAGACGCGCGCGATGATCCACGGCGGCATCTCCGACTCCAACGGCTCCTCCTGCCGGTAGACCTTCACGCCCTCAGGCATGGAGGGCAGCATGTCGAGAACCGCATTGGTCAAGTCCATGACGCTCATAATCCGATGGCTCCTATCAGCATGTCGTCTGCGGCGTCGCCCACGTATTCGGCGAGCGTGGGCAGTTCCTGTTCGGCGAACTGGTAGAACCAGTGTGTTCCGCCGCCTTTCGCGGTGCCGAAGAACGCGATGTTGGCCAGATCGGAAGCTCCGCCGTCGCGCGGGCTCACGTCCGCGTAAATGGTGGTGCCGGTGCTGCCCATTTCGTAGCCGATGCCGATGCGGCTGATCGCGTAGTTCGATGAGGTCTGCAGGTCGGATGTGATGCCTTCCTTGACGTTCTGCGCGCCTTTTTTTACCGCCTTTGCGACGGCGATCGAGGCTTTGGCGTGTGCGGCGGCGACCCTGCGGCCGAAAGCGGTCAACTCCGAAGCGTCGATTGTCACGTCACTCATTGCTGTTGCCCACCTCCTTCACGTTCCACCGGCACGCGGTCGCATGCGACTTTTCGGACTGCATGTTCAACAACCGGAGCTTCCTGCCTTTGAGGTTCGGGTCGGCGGCTTCGGTTATCTCGCACACGTCACCCGGCAACAAGCCGACGATGCCGTAAGGCAGATGCAGGTACATGCTCCACACGGGGGTGACGGCACCTAATGCTTCGACGATGCCGCCCTCCGTGTTCTCGGCGGCCAGACCGCCGGATGTCTGTACCTTGCATTTGCCCTCGTACACGGTTTCCACGGCCGGTTCGACCAGTCCCGTTTTGGGGTTGGTGACCGGCTTGCCCATGTGGATGACACGGCATTGGTCGGTCATCAACGATTCGGCGAGCTGACGGCCTCGATTGAGAATGTGCCGCACGTTCATCGGAACACCCCTATGGCGATACCGCGCATGCCGAACCGGTTGCGGAGTGCACGTTTCGTGCCCTCCGGCAGTTCGAGCGCGTCGATGATCTCAGAATCGCCCTGGCGGTAGCCGATCTGCACGTCGTCGATGCGCGCATACGATTCGTCGCGGTGCGCGCCGGGCCCGCCGTTCGACTGCTGGACGAGTCCGGCGGATACCATGCTGCACACAAGGCGCACGATGTCCGGTGGAATCGGATCATAGCCGGCGAGCATGGTGACGGTGACGGAACAGGGGACCATGTTCGGCAGACTCCACAGGCTTTCCCTGTACAGGGCGTTGCCGAGCAGCTTCCAATCCTCGGTTTCCTCGCCGTCCACGAGCACGCGGCTCACGGTAAGCACTGGACGCATCGGCAGATCCAGTCTGCGCGAGGTCTCACTGGGAATGGTCACCGTGTATTCGCCGCGTGTGATGGGGCAGCCGGCGGCGTCGCGCACTGCAGCCGAAACCGATTCGAGCAGCTTGCCTGCGAGGTTCTCGTCCGCGTATTCGATGCCGTATGAATCGAGGTCCTTGACCGTTGCCAGTGCGTCCATGAGTCACCCCTTATACGGTTATTTGGCGATGCCGGCGGCCTTGAGCGCGGTCACGATGTCCGCCGCGCTGGCGTCCTCCGCGAGGGTCACCTGCTTGACCCCGCCGAGCGCGTTCGCCGTGGCGGCGGGCAGCGTGTAGGCTGCGGGGATCGTCGGCTTGTCCGACAGGTCGTTGTACGAGCCGGAAAAGTTGGAGTTGCCGGTGCCGGCTCCGATGGCCGCACGGGCGGCTGCGGCGTCGTTGGCCTTCATGACGGCTTTGCCGGTGGTGCCGGCACCGTCGAGGGAGTCGACGCTGACGCGCTGCGGTTCGCTTCCGCCCGAGACCGCCGACTTGAGCTCGTCGGCGGTTTCCGCTTCCATGACCTTGCGGCCCGCCTCTCCCACGTAGGGCATGTCCTCGTAGTTGCCAGCCATCACTTGCCAACCTTGAAGTTGACGGTGGCCAGAGCCTCGGGGCGGACGACCTTCGCGCCGTACAGGTGCAGACCCTTGACGATGTCGTCGAAGCCCTTCTCCTTGCGGGTGGCCTCGACTTTGGCGATCTGTTCGGCGAACGTGGTGGCCGCGTTGGTGCCGGCGATGATGACGTTGCCCTCATCGGTCGGGGCCTCGGTGGTGCCGCCCTTGGCGGCTGGCGCGTTGTTGGACTTGAGGATCGTCATTCCCGCGGCCTCGCCGACCACGCCGTTGAGCAGTGTGGAATGCGCGGACTCGGTGCCGGCGATGAAACGGGTGTCCTTGCGCAGCAGGCCGTAGAAGTCGGGGTTGACGATGACCCAACGGCCCGCGTCGGGAACGTTCTGCTTGTCGAGGGCTGTGGCCAGGTCCACGATGGTGTCGTACGCCTTGGTGGCGGTGGCACCGGAAAGCGGGTCGAGCTTGCTCTTCGCGCCTGCGGCCATGAGGCCGGCCAGATACTGGTCGGTCAGGTCGCGCAGCTGGTAGGCGGCGTCCTGGCTGTAGGCGGCGGTCAGGTTGCTCATGGCCTGGCGCTTCTCGATGTCGTCGATCTCGAACGCGAAGTACTTGGACTGGTCGATGACGAGTTCGCCGGCGTTCTTGTCGGTGGCCGGTTCGATGGTGATCTCGTTGTGGGCCGTGTAGTCGCCGACGCTGATGTGCGCGATGCCGGTGATGTGCACGGTGTCGCCGTAGTTGGCGATGTCTCCCTCGTAGTCGCGGTTCACGGCGGAACCGTAGACGAGGTTCTTCTGGAGTTCCAGCAGGATGTTGGCGCTCCACAGTTCGGGGATGAAATTGGTGATGGCCATTTAAGGCCTCCTTCCGGTTAGTTGCCTTCGAGCAGATCCTTCAGACGCCCGTCCTGTTGGGCTTTGACGATCTGTGCGGGGCTCATGGTTTTCAGGTCGTCTCGGGTGAGCTGACCCTGATGGTGGTCGCCGTCCCGCGTTCCGCTGGGCGGCGTGATGTTCGCACCCGAGGGTGCTTGCTCGGCTTTCCCGAGATAAGGCTTCTGTTCCAGCAGTTCGCCGATCGCGCCGGCGATGGCCTGAGAGTCCACGCCGCCGTCGTCGGTGACGGTGAACTTGGACAGGTCGAGGTAGCGCAGCGCGTCGGACGGGTCGGTGAGCTTGCCGCTGGCGGCGGCGCGGACTTCGGCCTTGAGGATGCGCTGGTTGGCGGCGGCAAGGGCTTCGTCCTTGACGGCCTGCTCTTTTTTGGCGGCCTCGTATTCGGCCTCCTTGCCCTGCAGGGCGGCGATCTGCTTCTCGAGTTCGTCGACCTTGTCGGCCTTGGCGTAGGCTTCGTTCAGTTTCTTTTCGAGGTCGCGGTTCACTTTCCGCTGGCCTTCGAACTTCGACTGCCAATCCTCGCCGCCGGTGTTCTCCGGCTTCTTGGCTTCGTTGTCGTCCGTCTGCTGGTTCTGGTTTGCGGGATCCATGTTCTTCCTTTCGATTCGCTGGATCATTGCTGGAAAATCTGTCCGCCGGAGGTGACCCATCGGCGGTATTCGCGTTCGCATTGGGCTGCGATCTCGGGGGTGAGCGGCATGCGCCCGTCGTTCGGGTTGCGTCCTTCCAATACGGCTTCGTAGCGGAGCTTCGCGGTCTGCACGCGCTTCTCGGCGGCGGTCAATAGTTCGACGCGCCCCTGACGGTACGTGTTGTCGTGCAGCCACATGCTTTTTCGGATCTCGGGGACCTTGCCTCGCCAGTCGTTGTCCACGCAGTAGCCGTTGGCCTTCAACGCGGCGATGGCCTTCTCTCGGTTGCCTCCGCACAGGGAGTAGATGCCGTCGATGGACAGGCGGCGTTTCATCTTCCGGCCGGTCTGCTGCGAGTATTGCATGCTGGCCCACCCGTATCGGGTGGCGCCTTCGCTGGTGGTCAACGCCGTATAGCCTTTGCCTACCCTTTGCATGCCGCGTTTCGAGTTGACGACCTGGTAGATGTCCGCGCCGTCACGGATGGCCTGCGCGTAGTTCGCGCCGAAACGCTTGTCCTGCTCCTCGCGGGAGAGGTTTTTGAAGCCTTCCATCGGGTCGCTGATCCACCCCTGTTGTTTGGCCATGCCCTGCTTGCAGGGCACGTGGCGGCCATGGCAGTGCGGATGACGCAGAAACCCCTCGTTGAAACGGAACCATTTGCCGGCCAGCAGCATGCATCGGTCGCAGCAGGTGGCGGATTCGACGCGGATGTAGCCGACTTTGGGCCGGCTGGTGATGTCCAGTGATTCCGCCTGGCGAGCGGTGTCCATGACCGCCAGCGACGTGAGCATGACGAGCAGGTTCCGGCCGCTCTCCAACGCCTCCAACGGCGAGATGCCGGTGCGGATCGCATGCAGCACGGCGAATACGGGCGACTGGAAGTAGGATGCGATGTCGATGCCGGACGGCGCCCATCCAGCGAAGGCGTTCGGGTTGGCCAGGGCGTGTGGCGTGACGTACACGCCCTGTTCGGCGAGCATCATGCCGCTCGCGTCGATGGCCGTCTCGGCCGACTTGGTTTGGATCGTGGAGAACAGGGTGAGGAAGTCGCGGCTTATCGACTTCCACGACGCCTCGATGTTATTCGCGTCGACCCTGTTCCATGTTCTGCGCGCGGCCCGGTCCGCCGCCAGCTCCAATGTCGCCAGCCGTTTCTGACTGTACGCCAGCACCTGCGATTCGACCGCCATCAGCGCCTCCGATCTGCAGGGCCCGGTTCAACGACTCGAGTTCGGGGTCGGCCATTTCATCGGCGCGCATGCGCATGATGCGCTGCACCTCGTCGGAGCTTTGACCCATCTGCTCGGCGACCCATTGGATCGGGAAGCCCAGCTGCTTGTACTTGAGCATCGCGTCGGCCATCAGCGTCTCGCTGCGATACTGTGGGGTCGCGAACTGCACCTTGGAATCGGCGATGATATCCGCCTCTTGCACGTCGTTCTCATAGCGCATGGCGATGCTGCAGATGTCGCGGATCGGGCTTTTGAGGAAGCTGATGCGTTCGATGGTCTTGGATACCAGACCGGCTTCGGCGACCTCGTAGCCGGTGGCCGGCACTTCCGCGTTCGTCAGCAGGTAATGGCCGGGGGTGCGGGTTTCGGCGGCGATATGCTCCACGGCCTTCTCGATGACCGGAATGAACACGTTCAGGTTCGAGCTTGACCATTCGCCCAGATTCACGTTGTCGCCGGTGAACTGGTAGATGCGTTCCAAAACCTGCTTGTCGAGTTCGATGGGTTTCTCGCCGACCTGCTGGCCCTCCTCGTTGTAGACCGGCTCGACGAGCGGATCCCCGCCGAGAATGACTCGTGCGGGCAATGATGCGTAATCCAATGCGTTCAGCAGGTACGCCCATACGACGTTGACCGTATCCTGCATCGATTCGACATGCGCGATGTCGCTGATCGGCGCATTGTCCAGCAGCATCTGGTTGCGAAACTCGCGCAGCGGAATCGTGCCCAGGCCGGTGGGCTGAGGCTCCTGCATCTCCCAGCCGTACACGTCGGGCGGAACGCGCTGGTCGGTCAAATCGAGCATTCTCTTGCGTTCCATGCTGACCGTCCAGCCGGGCACCATGAGGGTGCCGTACTCCTTGTCGTCGCCCTGCTGGATGAGGAAGCCGGCGGACGGCTGGCCGGTTCGCGCGTCGTAGATGACGGCGGCGCTGTCAGGATGCTCGAACGTGATGCGGGCCCTGCCGTCGACCTGTGTGACCAGGGCGAACGCGCGGCCCGTGGTGGTCATCATCAGCGCGGCCTCCTGCAGACCGCGCTCGAAATCATTGCGGTCGAGGCATTTCATGATGCCTGTGCCGAGATTCACATCGTCATAGGGTGTGAAGCCCTTGAACTTGATGCGTTCCACCGGTGCCTGCGCCACCGGGAGACACCAGTTGTCCGAGAAGTCGGAGAACCGGTCGCTCATGTATCGTTTGAATTCCTTGGACGCGAACTTGAGTTTGCCGCGTTTGCCGAGCACGTAATCGGTGTGGGTGCCGATGCTGGGGCGGCGGAACTGGATCTTGTCGGCCAGACGGTTCGCCAATGCGGACAGATCCTGCTGGCTGTACTCCATCAGTACCTCCTTCTGGTCGATGATCCGGTAAGCATGTAATTGTGTTTGCGTGCGCCCCAGCCGGCGGCCCGTGCGTCGCATGCGGCCTCGTGGGCGAGCACGCTGGTCACGGCGGCGTCTATCTTCCTGTTTTGCTGTGGTTTCGCTAACCCGTAACGTTCCAGGGTCTTGGCGACCTTGCGCGCGTTCATCATGTGGGTTCGGGTGATGGGGCACCCGTCCTGAGTGATCCTGTGTGTAGTCAGGTCTGCTTCGAAGCGGCGCAGCGCCTCGTAGACGGCTCCGATGCGGGAACTGCCGGACATGCTCCACGGCATGAACTTCTTCGGCCCGTAGGCACGATCCCATGCCTCTATCTCCGACTCCCATGACAGTTCGTCGCGGAAACCGGGGTCGCAGTAGGCGCGTTCGATCCTGTAGCGGTCATTGAGTTCCGCCCATGCGGCGGACACTTCGGCGCGGGGAATGCGTCCGCCCCACTGTTTTGGGTTCCAGATGGTCGCACGCTGGTCAGGCCCGTAACGGGGAGTGAATACCAGCCCGTCAAGGGTCTCCATCTTGATGCACGTCCAGTCGTCGTTCTCCGAACCGTCGAAGCCTGCGCATACGCGTGTGCCCTTGGGCGGGTTCGGCAACCAGAGTTCATGTGCCGGCATAGCAGCTCTCCCACAATCCGTCTTCAAGCCATGCGCCGCCACCCTGCACCAGACGGTTCCCGAAGAAACGTTCCGCCTGCGTCGGATCGGTCTTCAGCAGCGCCCTGGCCTCCGATTCGATGGAATTCAAGTCGACCCACGGTGAACCGCGATACACGTATTCGAGCATCTTCAACCGTTCGGATTTCAAGTTGAAGTCCAATGGCCGGCCGTCACGGTGGCGTAATGATTTCGCCAGATCGGGATTGCGGTAGAACACGAACACGTCGTCCTCGGCGTTCTCGAACACCTGCTGCGCGTAACTGTCCTCGCCCGGATCCCACGCATTCGTCCACGCATGAGTGCGACCGCCCATGCCGGCGGCTCCTCGACGCTGCGTGGTGGCGACAGCTATCATGCCGTTCGATTTCGTGTACAGTCCGGCCTCGTCCTGCTCGGCATCCGTGATCGGATTGCCCAAACGGGATTTCGCCGAGGCTGTCACCACGTCGATGCGATCCAAATCCAAGGCATCCGCCTCGCCCTCGCGCCCCGGCTGCAATATGCGGATGAAGGTGTCCCTCACGCGCATAAGCTCCTTGAGCGGGCCAAGCAGGATCGTAGCCACGAGAGGACGGTAGATGTTGCGCACCTGCTCCTCGGAATTCGCGGTCAACTGGATGAGCGGCGACGGGTGACGGCGGCCCTTCGGCTCGCCAGGATTGTACGGCCACTCCCAACCGCACGGGCAACCATTGTCAGAGCACCGGTACACGTCGCCTTCCTGGGCCCAGCCGTCGAAGATGGTGGGACCGCAGCCCTCGGCGGCGGTGAAGAACGCGGTGCACGGCCCCTTGCCCCATTTCTGCGGGCCAACGGTCAACGTCATGCGATAGACGAACGCTTGGTTGAGCACCATCGGATTGTCAACGGTGACCTCCTCGGGCGGCACATAGGGTGCGTCCTCACGGATACGCCAACGGTTCGCCGCCAGCCAGTACTGCCAATCCGACAATTGCACAGGACGGCCGCGCAACGGGCCGTCGGGCTGACGGCAATGACGCTCTATCCATGCGCACACCAAATCGCCCAAGGTGGGGAAGTCGATGAGCCATGAATCCTCGTCAGCCATCGCCTCTCATCCGCCTTCGGTACACGTGCCTAGTACCGTCATCATCGATCGTCCGATCGGCACGAGCCTCCTGTCGTAATTCCTCGGCCCGGCGACGGGTGAACTCGGAATCGACAGGCTTCGCCATGTCGTCCGATTCGATCTTCCACCCGAGCGCCTGCAAACCGGCTACGCTCATGCCGATCCGATCCGAAAGCCGCAGCAACACGGTCATGGCGGCCGGACTTGGCTTGATCTCGCAAGCCACGGAAAGCCTCACATACGTGGCCAATTCGGGGACCATCCACCGGAACTGCGGCAGATGCCAGGCCCTCGCCTGTGGGAGCTTCCACAGCCACTTCCACTTCGCCGCCTCAAGCAATTGCACGCCCTCGTCCTCGGACGGGCTCAAAGGCCATTTCGGCGCCCTTGCTTTGCACTCGGTGTTCGGAAGATTCTGCAGCGTGTACCCGAGCTTGCGGCTCTTCTCACTGTTGGGATCCTTAACGGGGCCGGATCTGACCCTTTTGCCTCCGCTTGTCATGATAATCACCTCTCGTCACGGCCTTGCGCCCTAGCGACAGATCGACGGAACCGCCCTCACGGCAGCCTGTCAGTGGATGTTTGAACCCTGCGCACCCGCGAGACAGCTCACCGGCGGTCCGGGCCGGGCGGACCATTACCCCACCCCCCGGGGGTGTTGCGGGTCGTGTTTGCTGGTGGTTCGGTGGTTGTTTGTTGGTTTTACTGTTGAGTGTTGAAGCCTGATGGTCTTGTGCTGCCGGTTTTCGTGTCGTGGCATTGTTTGCACAGGCCTCGTCCGAACTGTGGGTCGTTGGGGTTGAGATGCATGTCGATGAGTTCGATGCGCTCGTAGGGGTAGTGGTCGGCGATCGTGCTTGGTTTGCCGCAGAGTCCCTTGTGTTTGCCGCAGCCTCCGTGCTCGGGGTTGCCGGGGCATACGCAGTAGGGGTCTCGTGCGAGTACCTGTCTGCGGAATGATTGGTGGCCTCGGGTGTTGTAGGGGTTGCGTCCTCTGGTGCGGGTGCGGTCCTGCTGGGCTCTGGTGCAGGCGTCGCATTTGCGTGCTGGTGTCTCGATGAGGTTTGAGCAGCCGGGTGTTGAGCAGACTCGCCAGCTCATGTGTGCCTCGCTGTCTGTGATGTGGTGGCTTGGGCGAGATTCGAATTCGCGGTGGCCCGACCTGTTGGTCTGTTGCGACCACGCCCTCGCAATCACTGCGATGGCCGGTTAGTCCTCTACCGTACGCAAGTTGTGGCATACGCGGTTGGCTTCGATCCAACGACCTGCGGTTTTGGAGACCGCTGCTCTACCTGCTGAGCTACGCGCATAGGTGGTCATGCCGGTTGGTTGCAATTGCACATGACCATGTGGGTGGATATGAGTAAAGCCTCTGAGATGTATGTCCCAGAGGCTTTCGCACTTATCCTGATACGGAGTATACCACAGGGTGGATTCAACTTACTCCCGTATGGGTTTTGTTTTTCAGGCGGCTTGGATGGTGAGGCGTCCTCCGAGGGCGTGGATTACCTTGGCGATGGTCTGGAAGCTGGGGTTGCCGTCCTTGCTGAGGCTCTTGTAGAGGCTTTCGCGGCCCACTCCCGCGTCCTTGGCGATCTGGGTCATGCCTCGGGCCTTGGCGACGTTGCCGAGCGCGGCCTGCATGAGTGCGGGGTCGTCGTATTCGGCTATGGCGTTGAGGTAGGCGATGATGTCCTGTTCGTTTTCGAGGTATTCGCTGGTGTCGTAGTCGGTGAATTCGGTGCTCATTGCTGCTGCTCCTTGTAGTCGTTGAGGATGGCGTGTGCTTGTCTGATGTCGGTCTGCTGGGTGCTTTTGTCTCCGCCTGCGAGCAATAGCATGAGCACGTTGCCATGCATGGCGAAGTAGACGCGGTATCCGGCTCCGGTGTGGAATCGCATTTCGCTGACCGGGCCTCCCACGGGTTTGATGTCGCCGAATGGCCTGCCTGCGAGCTTGCAGGCGTCGAGCCGGGCTTGGATGGCGGCTTTCGCTTTGTGGTCCCTGAGTTTCTTGAACCACTTGCGGTATTCGGCGGATTGCTTGATCTCCATACCACTATTGTATCCCACAGACTACAGTATGTCAAGCCGGACGGTCGCTGGAGCCCATCGCCAACACGAGAATCTCACGGATGTTGAATTCCCAGTAGCCGTCTTCCACGGGTTTCGAGCTGGGCAGTTTGCCTCGGTTGAGCCAGTTGCTGATCTGCTTGCGACTGACATCGTACCCGTAGTTTTCCTTGAGCCATCGGCTCATGTCCGCCGGGGTCCTGGTCAGATGGATCGCCTCGGCCCGCTCCCGGCTCTCCTCGCGCAGCCGGGGCACGTCGACGACCCTACCGCACCTGCACAACCTCAATGCCTCGCCCTGCGCGGCCAATACCTCGCGTCCGCATTCGGGGCACATGCCGATGATCCTGCGCGTGCGTGGCGTGCGATCCACCAAGGGTTCGATGCGCTGGTTGGCGCGGGTGAGCCGGCGCAGCGCATGGCCTGCGTGCGGCGCCTTGCACAGGTCGGCGATGTGGGTCTGCATGCGGCGGGTGAGTTGCTGCCAGTGGTCCGACCATGCGGCGCCGGTGTCGTACCATGCGTCCTGCAGTGTGTCCTCGATCTGGTCAAGCAGGTCGATGGCGTGCAGGTTGATGGGTGCGGGCGCCTCGCCTCCCTGCGGCCTGCCGCCTGCACCGGGTTCGCCGAGCTTGTATTCGTGGCGGCTGACGGCTTGCAGGAGCATCATGTTGCGGCGCAGATCGTGCAACGTTTTGGCGTAGATGCGCCTGCAGTCCTGGCAGAGCGTCCATGGTGCCGTAACGGATCGAGTGTGGCAATATTGGCAGTTTTCGGTCAAAACGATTCCCTCCACGTCGGCTATACTGGTGATTGCTGATCGTGCCCTCCGCCTGATGGTGGAGGGTTTCGCCTTGTTTACGCTGAATTCAGTGTTTTTACACTGAATTCCGTCATGTATTCGCGGGTATTTATCAGTATTTTTGTCAGAACATGGTCGGTTCCACGAACTCGGGACTGACGGTTTTGACGCTGGGATGCGCTCGCCGGCTGTCTGCGATGATCGCCTGCACCTCGTCGAGGGTGAGTCCGAGTAGCCGGGCCGTGTCCTCGGGCGTGGCTTGCTGGCGTTCGTGCCAGCGGATCACCATGTCACGTTTCTGCGCGTTTGCACTCATTGTGATTATGAGTCCTCCTTGTTGAGTCCGGCGACGTATGCGATGGACTTGCGTTCACGCTCCGCGTACTGTTCGCATTTTCGGTTGAGCCGCTTGAGGGTGTTGGCGTAGAGGGTTCCTCGGTAACGGCCGTTCTCCATGATCTTGGCCTCATAGCGTCCCAAACAGCTCGAGGCTCCGATGCGTGCGGTCAGAGAATCTGCCAGCTTGATGATCTCGCTCATTTGTACTCCTTAATCTGTGCCTTGAGCATCTGTATCGCGTGTTTCATGTCGTCCAGTCGGTCGCACAGGTAGTCCGCCGCGTCGGGTGTCATGACTCGCACGAGATCGGGGTCGAAATGGAATTGGCCCTTGGTGTCGGGGGCGATGTCGTCGGGAATGTCCGCGTAGACGATGGTTTTGCCTTCCATCTCGAAAACGAACCGGCTCGTATCCGGTGGCTGGACCTCCACGAGACGGTTGATCTGCTGTATGGTCATGGTTTTCTCGCTCATTTCTTTCATTCCTCCACTTCGGTTTCCGTGCCGTACTCTGTGAATAGTTGGTCTGCCTCCTGCATGCTCTTGGTTACAAGCTCCTGTGCGAAGAGCTTCGCCCGTTCTATGGCTTTCATGGTTTCGAGATAATGCCGTTCGATTTCGAAATACAGTGACCGTGCCTGCTCCGCCTGTTGCTTGTCCATTCCGCTGAACACGCCGACGGCGAATATGCTCTGCGTGTGCGCACCGTTCATGACCGCTTGCGCGTCCTGCAGCATGGTTTTCGCTTTCACGTTGTCCACCAGCTCGTCATGCTTATTCATCCTCCGCCTCCTTCCGGTCTTGGATTTCGGCCCATTCGTTCATCTTCTGCACCCATTGCAGTACCGCCAGAGTGATGATGTCCCTACGTTTGGGGCTGTCAATCAACGACTTGGTAGCCGAATACAACTCCCTGCCGCCCTCGCTTTTGATGCTGCCGAGCTCGATGGTCGTGCCGTCACGCTGGTCGATCATGATGCGAATTGTCGTGGTCATCGCTTGCCTCCGTGGAATCGTTGGGCGATGGGCGCGTACAGTTCGTATCCCTTCTGCGCCCACGTCTCCAGTAATTTGAGGATCACGAGTATCGACAGCGAACTGCGTCTTGATCTTGCCCCCGCATTGGGACACGGGCTAATCCTGTGAAAACGCATCATTCCTCACCTCCATCAAGGGGTGCGTCCAAGTCCACCTGTTCGATGCGGGCGCGCTCCTGAAGGATGCTCGCGTACGTCTCCATCGCGTACAACTGGCTCTCAAGAAGCTGATAGGAGCATGAGGGCGTGAAGTCCAACGTGCCTTCGGCGTATCCTTCGAGCATGTGCGCCAACTTGCCGATACGCTCCTGCAATTCCCGGTATTCGCGGATCATCCGCTGCTTGTAATCACTCATTGGTTGTCTCCTTGTGTCAGTTCGTCGGGTAGATACGGCCAGAGTCGGCGGAACATGATCTGCGCGCCCATCTCGTAGCCGCGTTCCCATGCGTGCTTGACCGCCAACGGGTCGAACGCGGTGTTGGCGAACGCCTGCTCGCACTGTTGCGCCATGTCATGCTTCCCCTCGAACAGATAGGGATTGGTTTTCTCCAGCACGCGGGCGTAATCAGCGTTGGTCGGATTCCTGTCACTCATTCTTCCGTTGCCTTTCCTTGCATTGCGTTGACTATTGATTTGACCATGCGGCGAATCCGCTGCTTGTCCACCTCGTAGCAACCCCTCCATGTACCTTCTCTGGTCACGAGGTCAACGCCCTCGATGGTGGCTCCGTCATGTTCGATGGAATAGCAGAGCGCTTTCGCTCCGGCTTCGATTTCCTCGACCGTGGGTTGGCGGTTTGCGCCGGCCTCGTATGCCTCGCGCATATCCCACGCATCGTAGACCGGCTCGTTTAACGGGCCGAGAGACCTCGACCAACGGCCATTTGCCTCACGGCTGATGATGCTCATTGGTGTTCCTCCTTGTTTTGGTAGGGGTTGTGTAATGGTCGGTCGACTTTGCCTTGGGCCCATTTAATGCCTTGGTCGCATCCGACGGCCCATCCTTTGGCGCGGGCTTCGCGTTCCGTCTTGCCCCACCATCGGTCGAATGCGAGTTCGGCCATGTCCCTGCGATCGGCCTGGTATTGTTCGGGGATGCCGTCGAGTTGGCTGGCGATGTACAGGTCGCGCAGGCTGACCATCGTGGGCATCCATTCCTGTTCGCCTCGCAATTGGGCGAGCTCGCGGCGCAGGGCGCCGGGCGTGAAGCACGGGTCGCGCTTGTCGACGGCTTGGTAGTAGTCCGGGTATGCCTGTTTGAGGGATTCGAGGCGCATGTCGGCCTCGTCGATGTCGTGCATCAGCTGGAATTCACGGTCGTCGATCAGCGAGTCCTGAATGTAGACGCTCATTTTTTGTTCCTCCTTTTCGGGTTAATTCGTGGTTGACGGTTTTGTAATTCGTTGGTGTTGTGGTTGGTAATTCGTTGGTGGCTGGTCGCTTATTTTGTTGCGGTGGTGTTGATTATTTCGATCATGCCGTTGGTGTCGTGTGTGCGGGCCATGTGGTGGATGATTCCGGTGGTCATGTCCTGGGGTTTGTCGCCGATGATCGAGTCCCAGAGGAGTCGTATGGGCCCGGTGGTGTCGTCGCCGTTGGCGAGGCGTGTCCAAAGGCTGGTCTGCTGGATGCGTCTGGCGGCGGCCTGCTTGCGTTTGGCGAGGCTGGCGTGGCGGCTGAGTCTGATCGCCTCGCTGGGGTTGAATGTGCCGTCCATGCTGTGGGCTTTCCGTTTGTATGGGTCATTTCGTCGCATAATGGGGTCATAGGCGGTCGTTCTCGTCGGATGCGATACACATTTATCGTGTTCGCCTTGTTCGGGCGTCTCCGGGTCGTTTATCGCGTTTTCGACGGTGATGCACAGGTCGATGGCCTGCCGCCATGCGAGCTCGTAGGCGAGGACGAACGTTTCCGGCTTGCTCATGCCGGTGATCTCCCCGGCGTCGAGCAGCGCAGCGATGGCGCGGTCGTGCGGGTCCGGGAACGTGATGCTCATGGGTTGCTCCTTTGCAGGATCTTGCGTTTGGTGGTCGGATCGGTGTACAGGTTCGCGGTGACGCCGCGCTTGCGGGCCTCCGCGATGCAGGCGTTGAGCGCGGCTCGGTGTCCGGCCGCCTGATGCTGCCAGTACGTGCGGTGCAGCCACCATTGCAGGTCCGCGTTCCCGTCGAGGCACGGGTTGGCGATCAGCAGGTCGCCGAACCCCTGCTCGCTGCACTTCCACTCGTCGTCGCTCATGCTGGGCCTGCTTTCTCGCGTTGCTCGCGTTCGCGCAGCTGCTCGCCGCGCCGCCAGAGCTTGTACCATTCGTCCGGCCACTTGCTGCGGGCGAGGGCCTGCTGCTTGTCGCTCAGGGCGAGGGCCGCGCGCTGGCATTCCTCGTCACGCCAGTGCGAGCAGAGATAATCCACGTCCCGCAGGTTCCTCTCACGCTCCGTCGCGGCCCTGGCCTCCGCGTCGGTGGGTTCGCGGGGCATCGACTCCCAGTCGGCCTGCCAGTACGGCTTGCGATCGCCCCGGCCGCCGCCCTTGAGGTAGACGGCGAAATCGACCACGTAGCGCGGCCCGGACTGGGCGTCGACGTAAGCGCGGCACCGGGTCACGAACCAATCCGCCACGTCCGGCGCATTGCCGGCGGCCTTGAGGATCGGCGCGGACTGCATCACGAGCGTCTGCGCGTAGCTGCGTCCCCGGAACCGGTTGGGCGGGTAGAACTCGCCGATCCGGTCCACGATCCGCTTGGCCTGCTCGTAGCCGATCGCCCGCGGCACGGCCTCGAGGTTCGCCCTGGCCGTGGATTCCTCCCAAGCGATCTCGTCCTCGTCGGCCCCCTCGGCTTGCGAGGGGGTTTGGGGGAGGGATTTTTCGTTAGAAAAATCCTTTTGGTTCTTGGTTCTTGGTTCTTGGTTAAAGGGGTCACAGCGTGACTCTGGTGTGACATTCGCACTGTCACGGCGTGACATGCTTGTGACATTCTTGTTGTCCTCGCGTGACTCGGGCGTGACTTCGGCTCCGGAACGCTGCTTGCGCTTGCGGTTGCGCGCCCCCTCGGCCTTCGATTCCACCTGCTCACGGCTGGACTGGTGCACGAGATAATCGTGGATACGATAGGATCCATCATCGTCGCGCTCGAACAGGCCGACCTTGAGCAGCGCCTCCACCTCATCGTCGGTGGCGTCGAGCTGGTAGAGCACGTCGTCCTCGCTCATCACGCCGTCGTTGAGTTCGTCGGAGCAGTAGGAGATGGCGACGGCGTACACGCCGATTGCGCTCGGGCAGATGCGGCGTAGCTTCTTCACCTTCGTGTTCGAGTGGAAGTCGTTCGACAGCTTTCCATAGCCTTGCCTCGCCATGTCAGCTCCTTCCTGTGTATGCGATGAATACGGCGGCGATGATCAACCGGACCGCCGCCGTGGTTTGGATCATTCGTCTGGCTCCAGTGGGAGCCCGTGGTTGATCAGCAGCGCGAACTGCTTGACGGTGATCAGGGTGATGTCCCGGCTGCGCCCGATCTGCGTGCAACCCTCCATGACCCGATCCAATGTCGCCACGGTTTCACCCGTCAGCATGCGCTCCAATACCGTCGTGAGCGTGTACGCTAATTGACTGCCCTGCGAGCGCAAATTAGCGAGACCGACGCCCTCTTTTTTCTGCAGCACCCACGGAAACGGACTGTCGTTGTTTTTCGCCTCGAGGATCGCCTCGCGCATGTGGGCCGTCGCGTTCAACCCGGCGGTCCACTTGCATTCGATGGTCACCGGCTCGCCGTGGAAGTACACGTTGCCCAGATCGCCGATGTCCCTGGCCCCGTGCAAACGGAGCCGGTTGATGCGCCGGTCGTCCAACGCCCAACGCAAATAGGATTCCATGGCGGTCTCGAAGCGCGTGCCATTGTCCTTCGCGGTCCTGCGGTTACGAGACATGATCGGCGCCTTCCTTTGCGGCTTCGATGGCGATGGTCTCAAAGTTGGGCTGTTCGGTGGGGAACATGGCCTTGAGCGTCTCCAGCGTCTCCCTGATGCCGAACTCGCTGTTGCAGCTGATCCGGTCCAAGCCCGCGTACTGGAAACGCTGTCCGCACGTACGACACCAGAGCGGATGGGGGTTGGCCTTGAGCAATTGCTGCGTCTCGCGCAGGTCGGTGGCGCCCTCCTTGGCCCAGATCGGCTTGTGGCAGCGTGGGCACAGGCTCCATGGCGGGCGCTTGTTCACCGGTTTGGCCGGCGCGAACAGTTTCTTCATGACCTTTTCCGTGGAGCCGAAAACGCCAGGCCATGTGTCTAGGATCTGCTGGTAGCGTTCCTCGGGCCGGTCCTCGAAATCGTCGCGGAACCGGTTGAACTCCTCCACGCCGTGGAAAATGTACGTGCTGGCGAGCCACAACATGGTCACGGCCACATAGTCGGGGTAGTAGCGGTCGGGGTGCACGTTGATGCGCACGGTGGTGTCGTAGGAGAGTCCGGCCTCCGCGTCCAGCGCGGAATAGGAGACCTCCATCGAGTGTGCGAGCGTGATGGTCGTATCGTCTTTCACTGGTTTACTCCTTGTCTGTTAGTGCTTCCCATGCGCAGTCGGGGCAGGGGATCGGACGCGCCGGACACAATGGGCATCCATGGATGGGGCAGGTCTCCGGCGGCGTCTCATCGGCATACAGGCGGATCACTGGAACCCGTCTCCCCATTCGGCGTTGGACGTGTCGTTGCCACCCCACGGGTCGGACGGGGGCACCTGATACGCCTGCGGCGCCGCCTGCTGCTGTCGGGATTGCTGAGCCGCATACCCGTTGCCGGAATTCTGCGCCTGGTTGCGCGTTACCACAGCGGTGGCGCGCGCGAGGTCCGGGCCGACCGCATCGGCGGTCATCTCCGTCTGGTAACGGGTCTGGCCGTCCTGCGTCTGATACGAGGTCTGCCGCATACGCCCCTGCACGATCACGCGCATGCCCTTGCCGAGCGAATGGGCAACGTTCTGGGCGAGCTGCCCGAAGCAGGAGACGCGCATCGGCATCTTGTCGCCGTCCACCCACTGGCCCGACTGGTCCTGCCTGCGGGATTGCGCGATCACCGTGAAATTCGCGTACATGGTGCCGGACTTGCCGGTACCGGACTTGGGCGCGTCGGTCAGATTGCCGACGATGGTCACTGTGGGGATGCTCATTGCGCCTGATCCTCCGATACGATGGTCGCCTCAACGGTCTCGCCGGACTGCTGCTCGGCCGCCGGCTGATCGGATTGGGACTGTTCCGTCCGGCGCAACGTCGCCAGCGTGTACTTGACCCGGTTGACGGTGGTGGGCGGGTCGAACAGCAGGTTTTCCGCGTCCTGCACGGACAGCCTCGCTGCCGTGTCGACGCTCAGCCCGCACAATGCATGGAACACGACGCGCGCCTCATCAGCGTTGCTCACGCCGGCCTCGCGCAGCATCGTGTTGATCCGCTGCGCCTGCTGTGCCCCACACGTCGCGGGGCCGGTCGGCGCCGGGGTGAGGGGCTGCTGCTGGTTGTCGGCCTGCTGCATCTCATCCGACGTGTACAGTCCGGACAGTTCCTGCGGAAAAGCCTTGCGCAACGCCAGCGCCTCGGCGCATTTGGCGAGCATCAGCGCGGGCTTGGACGCCCACATGCTGTTCGGCACCTGCTGCCCCGTGGCCTTGTCGTACCGGGTGCCCACGTACTCGCTGTACGCGGCCACGGCGCTGAACTTGCCCTCACCTCGATAGATGGTGACTTTCGCGGCCAACGGGGGAGTGGGCCAGATCCACATGTCACGCCACTGGCCCTTCTGGTCGGCCCACAGCACGTCATCCATCGAAAACCGTTCATGCGCCGCGTCGGCCGCGCGCCGGGCGATCAACCGGAATCCGTCGATGCCGACCTGGATGGTCTGCTTCATGACCCACTGCCCGTCGACCTTCTGACGGCGGCCGATCATATAGATCTGCTTGCTGAACGGATCCAAACCGGTACGCTGCGCCTGGTTGAGGAACAGCATCAGATCCCCCTGGCTGGCGTTCTCCACGCCGAGCGCCTGCAATGCGGCCATCTGCTGGCCGGTGAACGTGTCCTGATCGGATTTGAGCACGAGCGCGTCACTCATGATCATTGCCTCCCTCAATGAGCAGTCGTGTGAATGGTTTGGTCAGATCGCCGCCGAACAAGCGATCCATGACGCCGGGCGCGAACGTGACGCGAATACTGCCGGCACGCGGCTTGACGCGCGCCACTCCGGGCGGCAGTTGCCCCTCGTTCTGTTCGACCAGCATCGTCAGATAGTCAGGTTCGCAGCATTCGTCCTTCGGATAGCGGATCTGCGTGGTCGCGCGTCGCCCGTCGAGCTGGGCGCCCACGCGGTCGAGCCATGCGGCGTACTTGACCGGATCATTGACCTTGTACGTGTCCTTGGCGCCACCGTTGACTTTCTTGAGACTGGCGATCGCGTTGCCGTTGAGCATCGCGTTCTCGTCCTGCCTCGGGTCCATGCGCTCGAAGATCATCGGCTGCAAAGCGCCCTTGAGCTCCTTGGCCTGCTTCTCCAGTGCGGTTGCCGCAGCGTATGCGTCGCGTTTCTCCGCGTCGGTCAGATTGTTCAGATATTCGAGATCGATCATCAGAACTCTCCATCGGTCGGGGCGGGCTTGGCGGCGCGGTAACGCATGGACTGCAGCGACTCGAGCACATTGCGGATCGCGTTGAGCATGTCGATGCCCGTCGCGATGTCTCCGCGCATGACCGCCTCATCCTGGACCTCGGCCAGTTCACGGAACGCAGCCCGGAGAATATCGGTCTGATACGCCTCGTACTCGTCGTCGGCGAGCCTCGGCGCCGCCTTCGTCGTATCGGCCGGCTTGGTGTTGTTGTCCTTGACGAGCTGATCGGTCAGCT